ACCCATTTGTAACATCAGGCGCAGTACCTGTAACAGCCCGATAGGAGGGGGCACGGATGAGTGATCCAAGATTAAAACAAGCAGGAGTCAGTGGCTTCAACAAACCCAAACGTACTCCTAGTCACCCTAAGAAGTCACACGTTGTTGTGGCGAAGTCGGGTGATCAAGTCAAAACAATTCGATTCGGTGAGCAGGGCGCGAAAGTGGCTGGCAAGCCAAAGGCGGGCGAATCTCAACGGATGAAAGCCAAGCGCAAATCCTTCAAGGCTAGACACGCGAAAAATATATCCAAGGGTAAAATGTCTGCGGCGTACTGGGCTGACAAAGTCAAGTGGTAGTGAAAGAACTTAGATTATTATTTTTTATACTATTGGCTTTTGGATTTGTAGCTGTTACTACAGATTCAAGAGCTGAGACCAATACAGTGTCATCAACCGTGTCTGGAACTACAACAGTAGATAAAACTCCAAGCACTGCCTCAGCGCCATCCGTAATCGTAAATAATCAAGATGTATGTACCACGGGTTCGTCGGCTGCTGTGCAAACCCAAATACTTGGAATCGCAGGAGCAACTGTCAGTACAGATGAGAACTGTGAAAGATTAAAATTATCTCGTGCTTTATATGGTATGGGAATGAAAGTAGCTGCAGTATCTGTATTGTGTCAAGATCCAAGAGTATTTGATGCAATGGAAATGGCAGGAACCCCATGTCCATATTTTGGAACTATAGGTGAAGTAGCACAAGCAGGATGGGATTCACATCCACAACACAAACCAGGATACAAGGAGCCTATAAACTATGAGAAATATATTGTGGGTAGTCTGTTGGCTATCATTACTGGTTTCGCTATCTTCTAAATCAGAAGAAGTAACTACAGAAAATCTATTAAAAGATAGTACTGATACTAATATTAATGATGTAGGAACCTCTAATAACTCTTACGGTATGGAGGGTGCAGAGTTTACTACAGGAAATGAAAGCCTTGGAGGAGGCTCAAGAAACTTTGATATTGACTTATCAGAATATAAAAACACCGATTCAATCAAATATGGAAGCACTGTCTACAGCCATATATCAAATTCAAACTTACCTGCATGTGCTAACACAACAGGTGACTGTAGAGATGAGTTCAAAATCACAGTCAATCTTTATAACGATTCCGTTTTAGTAAAAACTTATACCCATAATTATTATGATATTAATTGGTCTGGTTCCAAGGCTTACGAATATACACAAGACGTAGCATCAGTAGTATTTAATTCAGCTGAATTAGAATTGTACGGTATTGACGCTGGGTATCGTAGTGGGTATTATGGTCCAGGCTTTTCTGATTATTACTTTACAGCTACATATAAAATTATTGAAACAGTTATTGATCAAGTATTGGATTCTATTGAGATGGATTTGATTGAAACTAGCTATGAAATGTATGAAAATATATCTTTTGAAATAGATATACAAGATCCTCAAGGTGATATGTTATCTTTTGAATTTGATTTAGTAGAGCCTGAAATGGTAGAAATTCAAATAGATGCTCCCATGATGGAAGAAATTGCTTCTGTAGAGGAGATGCAAACAGAACTAGACATAGATATGAATATGGAAATGGAGGAAATAGCAGATGAGATTAACATCGAAACGGATATTACGGAAGAAGAACCCGATAGCGAAACTGCTGGAGAATCCGCTGTGGAGGCAGAGGAAGAAGGAGAACAAGAAAGTGCAGAACCGTCAGAAACTAAAGAAAGAGTTGCACAAAAGATCATGGCACGAGTTGTAGAACAAGGCAACCAAACTGTATTAAATAATGTTAAGCTGGCTGTCATGGCGCAGCTAGCGGACACAGAAGCCTTTGAGCAATATCAAGCTAAACAAATACAAGATAAAGACTTTGAAGTATTTATGCAGGAACCCCTTGAAGATCCATACGCAATAATGTATGATATGGGCAACGATTATTTAATGGATCAAATGGTGAATCAACAATGGCAGAACTAGAATTTGCAGGTGTAAAGTTTAAAGGCGGAAAGATTGTTATAATCTTAACTGCCCTATCTACATTAGCAGGTGGACTATGGGGTGGCTTTGAGTTTTATAAAGACTACCTTGATATGAAAACAAAGATTCAAGAATACACTGCTCCTGATTTAACTTATCTAGAAAAAGAAATAGCTGTAATAAAATCAGAATTAGATTCTGTGCTAGCAGAAATAACTATTGTAGCAGACGTAGCAAAAGATTTAAAGAACGACATGAAAGCAGATTTGCGTAGTATGAATGGAGACATCCGACACATTACAGAAATAGTAAATGATGTAGAGGATAGACAGAAAGAAGATACGCGCGAAATATTTGATGAGCTAAAATTAATTGAAGAACAATTAAATCTAGAAATAAATAAAGCATTAAATAATCCTCTGTCAGCCTTGACAAATAAATAATACTTCCTATATAATACACATAGCCGCCGTAAGGGGCACCAAGTCTTTCAATCTAGCTGACGATTTTGTAGTCGAAGATGCGGGGTTGCAAGATGGGTTACTTTGTGTTAAACTTAAAAAGATAATTCCTGAAGAAAAGAAGGAAAAGATTATAGACATTAAGTAATCCCACTTTCGGGGGTATCTTTCCAGGTGCCCCCCTTTTTCAGGTCACAGGAGAACCAATGTTAGATCAAGTTAGAAATTACAAAGAACGTATGCAAAAAGTTTTGGCAGAAGCAATTGCTGCCAATAATCAGCAACTCCTCAGCGGGTCTGCTGATGACTACGCATCCTACAGATTTCTTGTAGGTATCGGTCAGACATTAAACGACATGTCTGATAGACTAGAAACGGAGTACAAGAAATTGTACAAAGACATTGCAGGAGGTAATGATGAGTAAACTACCAAAGCCACAAGGCTATCGTATGTTACTAAAACCATGGGAACCACCAATGGCAACATCAGGTGGAATCTTGTTATCTGACCAATCCCGAGAGCTCGCGAAATTTGCTTGCGTGGTATCTCAAGTAGTGGATATGGGTCCAGAATGCTACAAGAATCTGGACAAATCAGAAACAACATGGTGTAAAGTAGGCGACTATGTGCTGACTGGTAAGTACGTTGGGCTTAAGTTCAAGTATGAAAACGAAGACTATTCAATCATCAATGATGATGAAGTAGTAGCAATCGTACCAGAACCAGATAAAATAAAACATAGATAAGCACTTGCAATATACCCACAAAATGTGGTATTATATTGTTCACAGCGTGAAACGCAGTTCGCAACTGACGGAGGTATAAATGATAGAAGACCCAAAACAAGAAGAACTTAATCAAGAGGAAGAACTCGAGATTGAGATTGATGAAGGGGGGCACGATGAGAGCCAACCTGAAGAGCAGCCAGCTCCAGAACCAGAAACTCCCGAAACTGATGAAGCCGAAGATGATGATCCTTTAGAGGAAGAAGCATCCGCGGAAACTTCAGAAGAAGAGGAAGAGTCTGATGACAAAAACAAATATGGCAAACGAGCTGAAAAGCGAATCAAACGCCTAGTCAAGCAACGTAAGGAGCTTGAGGAAAGATTAAAAGCGTTAGAAGAAGAGAAACAAAAGTTTCAATCTGAACGCGAAGAACTGATAGGCAGATCCGCAGAGTCAGAACTAGCTGCAGTTAAGCAGTATGGTGACAGACTTAAGGCTCAAGAAAGAGAAGTACTAGCTACTCTTCGAGATGCTAAATCGAACGGTGATGTAGATAAGGAAATAGAAGCTACTGATAAATTAGCTTCCATTAAAGCCGAGTCTCTCATTGTAAAACAGTATGAAGAGAAAGCGAAGTCAGCTTCTACTAAAAGAGTTTCTGCTGAAGAAACTGCTACGAAGCCACAGGCAAACACTCCTCTACCAGATAGAAGAGCGGTGCAGTGGCAAAAAAGGAACGCATGGTTTGGTGGGCAAAACCAATCTGAAAAGATTATGACCCAAGCTGCCATGGTAATACATAAGGAGTTAATAGATGAAGGTGTATATCCTGACGCTGATCCTGATGAGTACTATAGTGAACTTGATGCTCGCATCCGTTCTGAGTTTCCTGAAAAATTCAAAGCAGCAAACACAGCGAAAAAAGTACAAGTAGTAGCGGGTGGAACGCGCACTTCCCCCAGTGGCAAACAGAAAGTCACATTGACTAAATCAGAAGTAGAGACTGCTAATAAGTTAGGAGTACCTTTACAAGAATATGCGCGACAAAAGATGCGTCGAGATAGTTCGGCGAGATAAGGAGTAGATGAATGACACAGGCTACTAAGACAACTCGAACAACGCGAGCCTCGGGTACTCGCAAAAAGACGTGGACTCCACCGAGCAAATTGGAAACTCCAAAAGCTCCAGAGGGTGTTCACTATAGATGGGTTCGACATGAACTCTTGGGTGATGATCACGCAGGAAATGTCCATGAAAGAACTCGTCAAGGATACGAGCCAGTTAGACCAGAAGAACTTGGCGGCGACTGGCAAGCGGATGTTTTAGACACAGGTAAACATGCGGGTATAGTTAGATCAGGTGATTTAATTTTGATGAAGGTTGATCAAGAAATTGTTGACCAAAGAAATGAATACTTTGCTAACAAAACCAAAGCGCAAGAAGGAGCAGTCAACTCCGAGTTGCAAAAGAACAATAGCGCTGTTGCACCTATAAGCCAAGACGAACAGTCTTCCGTCTCAGTAGGCGGAGGAAGAAACGCAAAGTTTGAGGACTAATCGTTTGATTACCTCTGCTTTGCATAACAATAACAACGGAGGTAAAACATGGCATATGGTTTAAAGCCAGTTAAGCACGCTAAAGGTGGTATCGTAAGAACCAATAACTTTAGTGGTGTTAATGGTTACAGAATTGCTGCTACCGCTCCTAGTGCATTCTTCGAAGGCGATCTCGTGACTTTCTCATCAGGTAACATTGTTACTGATATGGGAGCAGCTTCACCAGGCGCAGTCGTAGGTGTTTTCTGGGGTGCCGAATACGTTGACAACGCTTCAGGAGAAGTTAAGTTTGTCAGAAGTATTCCAGCTTCAACTGTAGCTAAAGACAAATACAAAGTGTACGTATATGATGATCCAGATATCATCTTCCAAATCGAAGCAGATCAAGACACAACAGCTCTTGCAGCTGCTGACGTAGGTAAGAACGTACAAATCGTAGCATCACCAACAGGTAGTGCTATCACACATAAATCAGGTCTTGTAGCAGATTCTAGCACAAAGAACACAACTAACACATTCCCACTAACTGTATTAGGTAGTGCGGAGTTAGATGATTCTTTTACATCAGCTGGAACATCTATGGATATTTTGGTGAAAATCAATACTCATCAATTTGGACTAGGCGCTACTGGCGTAACAGGAATATAATAGGAGGATAAATTATGGCTATATCAAGAGCACAAATCCTTAAAGAACTGGAGCCAGGGCTAAACGCGATTTTCGGAACTGAGTATAACAGATACGAAAATGAGCATGCCGTCTTGTTCGATGAGGAAACATCCAACAGAGCTTTCGAAGAAGAAGTACTCTTCCCAGGCTTTGGTAATGCAGGTGAGAAGTTCGAAGGTGCACCAGTATCTTACGCCGATTCAGGTGAAGGATATGTATCACGATACACTCACAAGACTGTAGCACTAGCATTCTCATTAACTGAGGAAGCTATGGAAGATAACTTATATGATAAGTTGTCAACCAGACTAACTAAAGCTTTAGCAAGAGCAATGGCTTCTGCTAAGCAACTTACTGCAGCTAACGTGTATAACAACGCATTCAGCGGTTCATACACAGGTGGTGACAATCAGCCGTTAATTTCTAACGCGCACCCACTACAAAACGGTAGCAACGGTTCTAACAGACCCGCTACTTATGCGGACTTATCTGAGACATCTTTAGAAACAGCATTAATTGATATTGCTGGATTTACAGATGACAAAGGTATCCCAGCTGCAATTCAAGGTAGAACCTTACACATCCCAAGACAATTGGTGTTTGTTGCAGAAAGACTGATGAAGTCTCCAAACCGAGTTGGTACTGCTGACAATGACATCAATGCGATCAACTCTATGGGTATGCTTCCTGGTGGATACTATGTAAACCATAGATTCACAGACACAGATGCATTCTTCATTAGAACTGACGCTCCTAATGGTACAAAGATGTTCAACAGAGCAGCGATGAATACCAAGATGGAAGGTGACTTTGAAACAGGTAATGTACGATACAAAGCCAGAGAAAGATACAGCTTCGGCTGGTCTGACTGGAGAGGTGTCTACGGAAACCAAGGTGCTTAATCACTAACTTGGATAGGGGGTTTACCATAAAGGTGCCCCCTTCCTTTAACTAATAACAACCATAGACTGCAAAAGCAGACTATATAAAAAAGGAGTATAGACTATGGGAACAACAACTTTCTCAGGACCAGTAGTGTCCAACAACGGATTTACATCTACTTCAATTGCGTTTGATGATCTGCCAACAGCTTCTGAAAACACAGGAAGAATTATCTTTTGCTCTGATGCATTAAAAGCTTCTGAGACAACAGGTAATGGTACAGGAAACTTAGTATTTTCTGACGGTTCTAACTGGATTAGAGTAGATACTGGCGCAACTGCTGGTAAATAATTTAACGGGGGAGGCAACTCCCCCACAACAAGGAGTTTATAAATGGTAAGATCAGATTTAAGACCCGTAACAAGAACAGGTGATGGTCGTATGGCTTACACTGATGGCGGAATAGACTACGTAGGAAGAACAAGACTACAAGGTATGATTATTGCTAATGATGGTGTAGGTGCAGGCAGTGTAGCTTTCTATGATAATACAGCGGCAACAGGTACACCTTTACTAACAATTGATGTACCACAAGGTGATGTAATGAATATTGGATTGCCAGATGCTGGTGTTGTATTTGGAACAGGCATTTACGTAGATTTAACAAACATATCAAGAGTAACTTTATTCGTTCAGTAAGGGGGGCACGTGGCAACTTCTGGCACATACACGTTCAGCCTTGACATAGCTGAAATAATACAAGAGGCGCATGAGCGCGTCGGATTAGAACTTAAGTCGGGTTACGACTTAGTAACAGCTAGACGTTCCCTTAACTTACTTTTAACTAAATGGGTTAACGAAGGCGTGAATCTATTCACTCTTGACTTAACCACAATCAATCTCACACAAGGTCAGTCAACCGCAACTATGGCTTCAGGTCAATACTTGGACATCTTAGATGCGGCAGTTCGTGATACAAACACATCACCTGTGACTGATACCACATGTGAAAGAATCAGTTTATCTGAATATTTAAACTACCCTAACAAATCAACAAGCGGCAAACCTGTTCAATATGCAGTTGAACGTAACAGCCAATTTGATTCTTCAGGTGCGGGGTCGCATACGATTCATTTATTTCCTCAACCCAATCAAACTTATTATCAATTACTTTGTTGGACAATCCGATATCCACAAGATGTAAATGATACCTACACTCAAAACCCAGATATCCCTAGAAGATATTTGCCTGCGCTAATTAGCGGATTAGCTTTTGAATTAGCTAACAAGAATCCAGCAAAAGTAGATGCGGCTAGACGCGGCGAATTAAAATCTATTTATTTGGAAGAGTGGCAGTTTGCAAAAGAAGAGGATAGAGAAAGAGCAAGTTTTTATATTCAACCTAAGATTCGCGGGTACTAAGAGCGATGGCTAAAAGAGCTTCAGGTAAATATGCATATCTGATAGACGATCGTTCAGGCAGGAAGATACGCTACAAAGATGCGCGAACAGAGTGGAATGGGCTTCGAGTTTATAAAAAAGATTGGGAGCCCAAACACCCACAGCTTACTCCACCAAAGCTCGGACCCGAAGCCACATCATTAGATAATCCTAGACCAGATGTAGATAACGTACCTACAACCGTACGCTTTGGTATTTATGGTTCAGCTTATTCACCACCAGCGCAAGCTTTCATAGGTAAAGTTTTTATTAATGTAAGAGAGCAAGCAGATACACAGCTACTACAAACTGCATTTACTATACCAACTATTGCTACAGGTTATACTTTAATTGGAGAATCATTAAGTTCAGCACGTGGTTCTGTTACCATTAATACTGCAGAAGATGCAGATTCACAACTACTTCAAACAGCATTTGGTTTATTAAGTTTCAGCGCTCAAGAAAATGTAGCAGGTCAATCTTTAGCCACAGATAAAGGTGATTTAACTTTAAGTGCTAGCTCTACTCATACCGCTACAGGCGAAAGTTTAGCATCAGCACAAGGTTCAACAAACTTTAGTGCTCAAGAAAATGTAGATGGTCAATCATCTGCAACAGCTCATGGAACATTAACATTCCAAGCAAGCTCAACAATAACATCACCAAGTCAATCAGCAGCAACGGGTATCGGTACTCCAATAATTAACACAGGAGAAGACGCAGACGGGTTGCAACTTAGCTCAGGATTTGGTACAATATCAATTGCAATAGACAACGCAGGATGGGGTATAGATTCCTGGGGCGCTAATGCTTGGGGTACATAATGGGATTAACATACAATCAACTTAAACAAAACGTACAAGATTGGCTAGAAAACCAATCTACGTCTTTCACTACAGCAACAGGTAGCGGCAAAGCTCCTATTGATTTATGTATTGAATTAGCGGAATTACGTATCGCCAAAGAAGTAGACCTTACTGCTTTCAGAAAAGTTTCAACGCTATCCTTGACAGGGGGCACGGCAACAGCGGCTGTTCCTTCGGACATGGTGATACCGCGTTATCTAAGGATTCAGAACGGGGATTTTCTACTAGAAAAAGATGAGTCATTCATCAAAGAGTACAGCAAGAATCCTTCAACTGATACAGGCACAGTGCGATACTATGCCTTAAATCAAACTGGAACGACATACACAAGTGGAAACCGTCAAACTAATTTTTTGTTTGGACCAACTCCAGCCCTTGCAACAACAGTCGAAATAGGGTATACTATTAGAGTTCCAGGGTTATCAACAGGTAATCAAAACACTTACCTAGGTGATAACGCCCCAGACGCTATACTATACGGTACATTGATTGAAGCTATAGGATATATGAAAGAGACACCTCAAACCATAGAACTATGGCAAGGTTATTATAACCGAGCAATTCAAACATTAGCGAATGAGGAACAAGTAAGAATGCGAAATGATGAGTTTCGTAATGGTGAACTAAAAACAATGCAGAGAGGACAATAAAGCATGGCAATTACATCAGCAATATGTAATAGCTTTAAACAAGAGATTCTTCAAAGTAAACACGACTTTACCAATGGTACAGGTAATACTTTTAAGATCGCTCTGATTAAAGCACAATCAGCCCAAGCTGGTACATACGGCGCCTCGACCACAAATTACACAGACGTAACTGGAAACAGTGATGAGCTAGCTAATGGTAGTGGATACACTACTGGCGGTAACACTTTAGTAAGTGTCACCCCAACATTAGATGGATCAACAGCAGTTTGTGATTTTGCTAACACATCATGGTCAAGTGCTACATTTACTACGAGAGGTTGTATAATTTATAACACAAACGATTCTAACTCCGCCGTAATGGTGTTAGATTTCGGAGCAGATTATTCGGTTTCTAATGGTACATTTACCATTGAGTTTCCAACAGCAGACGCAAGTAACG